TTGTTTATACCTTGCTGCAAATCTCCGTTTCCGGCACCCTTTACAGCGTTCGTCGTAAAGATGAACTCCCCGGGCATAACCAAAGCTCTTACGCTGTCTTTGCCGGGGGTGCCTTCACCGGGCATTATGCCGCCTGTCCGCCTCGGAAACACTTCACCGCCCTCCGCCGCCGCAAGTGGGGCACGGAATACCTCGGGGAAACGGTCACGAAGACTCTGGTTAAAGCCTTGAGAGCCGATAGCCGTAGCGACGCGGGTTTGCCTTGGAGACGTCACTCTAGGCGTAAGGGCCCCCGGAGGTAACCGGTTAGCCGCGACCAACGCCTCACGCTCCTCGTCGCTAATCCTCGGGATCAGGTTCGGCTCTTCCATTTCAGGGACTTCCATTAAAGAGGGAAGTGCCGCTGCTCCGGCTATGCCGCCGCCAATCAAAAGGCTTCGGTTTTCACCGAAGAAACCGGGTTGCGCGTCTGCGACCTGTTTTTGAGCGGCAGCCAAGGCCAGTTTTTGAGCGTCAGCCGCGGAAAGGTTCGGATTCTTGGCTTGAATTTGTGAGACTGTTTCTTTAGCAAGTTCGCTAGCTGCAACAGCCTGCTCAGTGGGGGTTTGAGCCTTGGCGTCAAAACTGGTTACAGTTTCATACAGATCTTCACCGGCCCCTTTAATTTGGTCTAGGACGGTGGGAGGAGTCGGCGCTTGAAATTTGTTAAGTTCCGCGAACTGTTGCGAAGTCGGCATATCTAAGGGGGGCACAAAACCCTCGGCCATCTGCGTGCTTCCCTGACCTGTCGGAGACCCAAGGTTAAATTCCTGTGCCTGACCGGAGGCGGCATTCGTTAGTTTAATCGTTTTTGGAGCGGGTGCAGGGGAAACTTTTGCGGTTGCAGGCGTCACGGGGGCACCGGAAAGACCCTTCGTACCCGGTGTTGCAAAATCGGTTCCAAAGGTTGTGTCAACCTCGGCTAGGCTTGGTTGTAGCGCGCTGCCAAAGCCCTCTGAACTGGCGGTCGTAAAGAAGTCAGAAGTTTTACTAAGGTCTTCACCCAGAGTGCCGCCCTCATATTTCATACCAAGGGCTTCGCTGACAGAGGGGCCCGCTAGCTTACCAAGCGCCGCGCCGCCCGCGCCCATCGCGCCGCCAAGCAGGATGTCTTCCATGTCACCGCCGCCTACCGCGCTGCGGGCCATGCCGCTAAGTGCGCCTGCCGCCGTGTCACCAATAGAGGGCGCAATCCCCGCGGTAACCCCGCCAATAGCTGCACTAAACAAGGCGTCTTTTATACTTCCGCCGCCAACCAAAGTACCAATACCGCTGGAGATAGCGCCCGCTGCAATGGTGCTTAGGCCTAAACCAGCAGGCCCAAGAAGCGCGGTCCCCGCGATGGCAATAATTGTCGGGGCGTTTTTTTTAAGAAACTTGCCGACGCTCTTGACGGCTTTCTTTATGCCTCGGAAAATGCTTTTGAAGAAAAACTCCAGAGCCCCGGTTTCGGGGTTAATGGCGTTAGAGCCGTCACCTACAATATAGCGCTCCGGATCTTCGACGCCCATGTCCCGTAAGTGACCAAGAATGGACTCCTTGAGTTCCGGCATCTTATCCAGAAGAGGCTTTGGTACAACCAGTTCGCCGGTCTCAACGTGAGCTAGCGCGTCGTCCCCAAAGCGGCCCATCTCCTCCATCCGCGCACGAATAGCTCCGAGATCAGCAATGCCCCCGACATCTCCGATACTCTCTTCGTGCGCTTCAATCTCGTTGCGGTACGCTTCAATCTCGTTGTTCTTTAGCGCAAAACTACCGAGACCGGATGTGGCGGAGCTAATATTCATGGTTTTTCTCACGTTTCGCCGCTAATTGCTTGCGGCATTGTTACACATATTACTGTATCCTGACGCTCGTTTCCAGTCCAAGGATTACCGCAGTCCGGGCAGTTTCCTTCAGGGTACGAGGCTATTTCATCGGCGGTATCTACAATATTGCCGCATGTGACGCATTTTACGGTTTCTGTGGCCGTGGACGGTAACCAACGACCGCCATCCGGCATGACTATAACGCTCATTACGTTACAACCGTTGCTGTGCCGACAGAACCTGTAGCGCTGGTTCCCGCAGGGTTAGAACAAAACAGACGAGAAACCTTGACGAAGCCGTCTACCTCAAATAAAGCTCCCGGCTCCAATCCAACGTCATTTGACTGCAAAGCGGTTAGAACGAGAGACGTGTTTCGCCCCTCCCCCGCCTGCTGCTGCTGCACAACATAAAAGGAAAATGCTCGGACAACGTCGGCAAAGTATGTCTGCTCGTACTGCGTAGGTGGAATTGCAAATAGGGGTGGAACAAGTCCTCGACCGCTCATCGGCGGCCATCCGGACGTATATCAATTCGCGGATTGCCTAGACGCCACGTAACACCAAGATTGTCCGATTCCAGTCTCAGACCGACAGATCGACCTCTAATACGGACGTGGTTCTGCGTAGCGCTGTCTGTTACGTTCGACGCGTAGCTTTGTGTGTACCCGGTTCCGGGGAAGTTTTCTGCCTTGAGGGTGAAAGTGACCTCCTTATCCGCCCCGGAAGTGGAGTTTAAGAAGCTAATATCCGGTAACAGCCTGCGGACAAAAGCAAAGTTTTCACCCTCTTGGATGTCAACAGGACTGGATTCAATGTACGCGGCTAAGGGCTGACCGTCGGCGTCAACTCCATTTTCATGGTTGTACAAATAACCGTCCGTAGAGGCACCTATCGGGAACTCCTTAATAGACCGGTCAAGCCACGCGCTACGGTCCAAAGCACCGTAATACCAAACCTTTTCTTGGTAGTTAAAGGTGACGTAACGGTCGTTGCTGCTAGAGCTTTCTGACGGGTAAAACCATGTTATTTCGTTGAATTTAGAATTAACTGACGCGTCTACCTTGTCGGACTGAGTGTAGTTAAAGTCATCAAAAACAGTGTCTAAAACACTACACGGAAGCGTTATAACCTGTCCGTCATAGAGGTAGAAGCGGTCATTTCCCATCCAAAACACGGAGTCGTTTACCGCCGCCGCGGAGTTCGCTCCGGCAATGCTAGTGCCTAATGAAATCTGACTGAGGCCGAAAGTGAAGGGCGGACCTATGAACTGCATTGAGTGGACTGAGGCGTCCGTGAGTACAACAATCTCGCGACGAGTTTCTACCGCTGCGACAATCTCAGAGCCGGTGCCTACAACTAAATCTCCCGCAGTATTGGTTGCGGTAGGCTCCCAATCGGTTACGCTTTCTTGGTCCGAAAAGCGTATCAACAGCTTGTCTTGAACCGTGCCCCCGAACGGGTTACAGCCAAATGCAATGGCGTGTCTGTCCCGGTCCGAAATAGCGACCTGACGGGCGACAGTCGGGGCTGACGAGGAAATACTTGCTAAGGTCGCCGCCCGGGTGCCTACCCCGCTAGTTTTATCCCAGTAATAAGTGCTTCCGTCCCTAATACAAAACAGGAGGTCTTCCCCAAAGTTGTCCTGACTCCAGATTCTTATGTTTCCGCCGCCCGCTACCGTTGTTGCGCCCGAACCCCACGTACCGCGGCCCCAGAACCCCGCTCCCCAGCCATTTCCCGGAACAACGGTGTCTATGCCGACGTTTATCTGGTAAGCCGCAGTAACCGAACCGCCCCCGTTTCCAGTGTCTGACCCGTTCGCAGCCACCGCAGACGTGACCGTGTAGCTGTTGGAGTTCACCACGGAGACAATTTTGTACTCAATGTTCAAGACCAAAGCGGTGATAGCTCCCCCTAAAGTCGCTGCACCACTAAAGGTTACAAAATCCCCTACGAGGGCCCCGTGGCTGTTGTCCGTGACCGTAAGCGTTGTGGAGCCGTTTGTTGCGGAAAAGGTTGCCGCATTTGTGGTGGTGGCACGAATAGGGGTGATGTCGTAGAAAGTAAGGCCCTCCTCAATGTAGAACTTGAGGTTTGTTCCGACGCCTAAATACTCAGAGTTGTCCAGAGCCCGCCAGTTGTGGAGGGAACGACAAGACCCCAGAAAAGAGTTCGATGAGTATTTTGTCCAACCGCCTATTTTCTCGGGGTATCCAAAGCGGAATCGGACCTTGTCACTATCCAGCCAACCACCCTCGTTGGCGTAAGCGGTCAGTTCGGTGTTTATTCCGGGTTTAAACTGAAGCTTGTTTAAGGGCATTGTACTCTATTCCAATCGAAAGACAGCGTGGTCGTTAGCCCAGCTCCGGCCAATCATAAAGGATACCGGACTTATTTCCTTCTGAGTCAAAGGTAAGAAACAGCGCGGCTACAGCATCAGTGTTTGCCGCACCATCAATTGCGCTTTCCATTGCAGTTGCTTTGGTGCGGATTGCATCGCGATAGGTCTGGATGTTTGAGGGAATTGCCGTTCCGTTGTCAGCCTTCCGAACGACAGCCCAATCAGTCTGTGCAAGCAGCGAACCCTGCCGAGACTTTACTTCAGCCTTTAACTCAGACTTTACTCCCAATGTAACGACCTGATTGCCGTCGCTATCAAGAAGGGGGTCTCCGTTGCCTTTAACCTCGTTGACATCGGTCATACTTTTGGCTGTCTTAGATATCGTCACACCATCAGCCTGATAACCCCATCTGTAAAGGCGGCTATCCGGCGGCGTCTCTGGTGTGACCTCAGTTAGGCCAGCAGCAGCTTTGTCGCTAGGCGACCAGATGTGCCAGTTCTTAGGGTGCGTGATGCCGTTATCGTCGGTCCACGCTTTGTGTTCCTTGATAGTCCTGCCGGAGTATTTCCACATAATCTTATCCTTATCTTGCTGTCGCTGGTGCTACGCCGTCACCGCCAAATGGGTTTTCTGCAAAGGCCATGTAAATGTATGTTGAGCCAGAACCGTTTGTTTCTGTATCGCTTCCTCTAATCTTAAATCCATTAGATAGAAAATCAGATTCTTGCGCCGTTCCTGTAGATTCTGTACCACCTGCGTTAGCAGCCAAGGTTACGCCGTTGACGTTATATGGTCCTC